ACCTAATGTCAATGAAGTCGTTCCTGCCGGTTTAACGGTTGTTGTACGAGCTGAACGATTGATGCCTATTAATTTAGCAACTCTTTCATTTTCCTCTTTTACTACTTTAGCCGCAGATTTCATGTTATATCCTAAAACAACACCAGATCCGATACCTGTCATAGATACGCCAATAAGTGCATCTTTCTCAGTAGTTCGTTTCCATATGGGACGAAGATAATGGAAATCAGTGTATCCTGCTTGAAGTGTTCCGATAAATGCAGCTGCTTTTACTCTCGCCTCTAAATCTTCCTGATCTTCGATATCCGATGCATTTACTTCACACAGGTTACAAAATTGGAAAGGACGTAGTGCAATCTCGCAACATGGATTAGTTCCCCAATCTTTGTCGTTGGTTAAATAGATTCCTGGTTCGCCGGCGCCTGACAATTCAACCCGCTTCCACAAATCCATAAAGAATTCTTTGGTAAGTTTGTGACGCATTAAAGTTGCTGAGTTATTTGCTCGGCCTCGTTGTGGATTTGTTTCCCACCAGTTACCAGACTTACATGCAATCATTTCTTCATCATCTGCTGAGAATAATGATATAAGAGCTGCACGTCGAATGCCTCCTGCTAATACAGCATCTGCAATATGACATACCATATCGTGCACTTCGATAGCAGTTAATTTTTCACCGTCTTCTTTTGCATCTAAGATTCCAGACAATTTAATCAAACATTCTTTAAGTGGTTGCGGGCCTGGGGCTTTACCTCCTGAAGTTACTAATCGAGCTCCTTTAGCACGAATATCAGAAAAATCAAACACAAATGTTGCACTACCTTCAAAATAAGATTTGATAAGTGCCTTCACTGCATCAGCCCAACCTTCAATCGAATCTGCAATAAGATATCTGCGTGTTCGCTTAGGATTGGGTTTACGAATCTCAGGTAGTTTCTCTACATGATGTGTTTGCACAGAATATCCAACACCAGTACCGCCTAACAACAAGAACATTGCTTCGCCAAAAGCTCGATAATCATCAATTGGCAAATATGCACAGTTATAAATTCGGTTAGGGGAGATTTCAATAGGCTTTCCTCCGAATTGCAAACTACGCATCGATGGTAATACTTTTTTATCATAAACAAACTGATATGCTGCTTCAATTTCACCCGTTAACTGTGGATATTTTTTCTGATGCATTTGTTTGTTTCTTGTAACTAATTCTTCCCAAGTTTCTCTGCGTTGCAGCTCGGGGATGTACTTTGCGTACTTCATGTACACGGTAATTTCACTTAAAATTTTGTTTGAAATCTCCATTTTTGTAATCTCCTTGTTGTTAAATATAAATGTTTTTTAGACAAAAAAAGGACCGACTACACAGCCGGACCTTAATTTATAATAAATATGGTTTTATCCTAAAGTTCCACCCAGATCTTTGAATCTTTGTGCTAAATTTTTCTTCATAATATTCTCACCAGATTTCATAACCTGAGTAGTCTGTTTACCTTGGGTAGTCTGTGGTTCAAAGAATTGAAATTGCCCATTGTTTGTGTTAATTTTACTAGGCAATGTGATACCATCTGGTCCGAATCTATTCTTAATAACATGTCCTCGACCTGTACCCGACATCTTATCTTCTACCTTTCTAGACAATGACATCAGAAAGTCAGCAACCATCACTTTACCATATGATGATGCAATCTTATCTGCTTCGATAACATCCTCTTCTAACGCACTTCTACCTGCTTGAGACGCAGTCCATACTGGAATATCATACTCCCCAGCCATACCTCGTAACTCCTCGTACAGTTCTTCTAATGCCTCGTGCTTATCCTTTTTAACATTGATTTTCAACAAGTCACCATAATCGACAATAACAAGTGCTGGCTTATTTCCTAACATGATGGTCTTTTCTAAATGCGCCTTTAGTCCCATTACACCTACTGACTTGGTTGGAAAATACTTCACAATCAAATCACCTTGCAATGTTTTCATTTTTTCTTCAACTGTATCCTGATGATGTTTCAATGTTTGTGCATTAATACCAGTAACTACAGAATCATATCGCTGACCTACGTAGTTTTCATTGAGCTCTAATGTATAGTGAATAACACAATGACCTGCCTTTACAGCATTAGCTCCAATATTAATTAGCATCCATGATTTACCAATACCTGCAGGAGCCATTACTACACCTAATTCGCCTGGAGCTAAACCACCATCCATCAAATCATCAATAACATCCCACCCGGTTGTTATAGTGTGTCGGGATGCTTCTGCATAACGAGCCGATATATTAGATTTATATTCTAATCCAATATTGGTATCAGCGCCAGCTTTCATTGCAGTATCAATCTTGCTTTTAATTTCATCATAATTGCCTCGTTGAAGCAAATTCACTGAATCCATTATAGCTCGTTTAATTTCCTGATTCTTGCAAAAATTAAGTATTTCATCTTTAACAAACGTCAGGTCATCAGATTCCATGAAACGAAAGACGTCTTTGAGCTGTTCTAATATTGCAGCTTTTAAAACGCCTTCACTACCTTCAGTACCTAACTCTGTTAGTTTAACTTTTAATACATCTTTAGTAGGTGGTGTTTTGTATTGCTGAAAATGATCCAATACTATTTCCAATAACCAGTTATTTGCATCAGACTCAAAATATTCTGGCCGTATAATATCTGCTATTTGTTGTAAAAATATTCGATCCGTAAACATGGCAGCGAGTACTTTTACTTGGAACCCCCAGCCATATTCGCTTAATTTATCTGTCATGTATTAATAATATTAAAATGCATTTGTATATCCAAATTATTTTTTATGAGTTTGCATTGCAAAAGCATTTAAAGATAACCATGTATTATTTAACCAATCCGGAAGATTTTTCATAGTAGTCCACATTTTGTCTTCCATGAACAATCTTTGAAACTCCATTTTATTCATTGTGGATATCGGCTGTTGCATAATGCCTCGTATAACTGATGCACTTTGAGCCGGTATATCTAACAATTTAATGTTCATTAATCTGTAATTCTTTTCAATTGTAGATTCATTGGATAACATTTTTTCATATGTCTTGGATTCATTCAATTTGTTTTTACATTTTTCAAATAAATCATCCAATGTGAATTCGACAGGATTTGCTAGCTCTGGCAACGATTTAATAATTGTCTTAGGCCCAATACCAGCTACCCCCGGAATATTATCTGAAGTATCTCCCGTAAACGTTCGATACACTACATAGTTATTAGGATGAACTCCAAACTCTTCTAACAATGCAGCTTCGTCATACATTTTCTTTTTGATTGGAGACCAAACCTGCAATGTAGGACTTATGAGTTGATAAAAATCACGATCCGTAGAAACAATGGTAATTTTCTTTGCAATATCCTTGTACATATCTGCAATGTATGCAATAGTGTCGTCTGCTTCTATTCCATCAATTGCAATGAATGTTACTGGTAAATTATCTAAATAAGAAACTAATCTGCTAAACTGATGTCGCATTGCTTCTTGTTCATCTTCGATAGTAGCAAATTGCTGATGATCGTGTCGACGCAATCTAGTTTTATTAGCTCGATTACCTTTATAATCGCCATATATTTTTCTGCGTCGAGCAGAGCCTCCTCTACCATCAAACACAATAACACATCTACTAGGACGAAAATCTCGTATAGCTTTTCCTATAGAAAATAAAAATCCTGTGATTCCTCCAATATGATCTCCATCTTCATTAGTTGATGGAGTTGCTCCAAAAGCTCTGATGAAGGTATTTAAGCCATCTAATACCATGATATGATCATTGACATCGGACGGCCCATTTACCTTTTCTTCTTGTAACTTTTTGAATAATTCTTGATATTTATTCATATTTTAATTTTTAATTTACAGTTATCAAAATGCCATCTCGTTATTTGAGAATTACCACCTGATTTACTGCAATGCGGACATGTAATGATTTTTCGTTTAAATCCAGGTTTACTTCCTCCAAGTTTTTTTAGTTTTCTAGAACTGCTAATTTTTTGTTTTGTTTCATCAGATATACGACGACCAGTTAATGATTTGCTAATTTTATCGCGGGTCGACTTAGTTGTAATATGACCTCGTTGTATTTTAGACATATTAGAAGAACGTAATACTTTAAAATATTCATATTCCTGATTTGAAACTATATAATCTCTTATATGATTTTTATTAACTAAATGAATCATACACCAAACAGCATCTTGAAGTCCTTTACTGGTAGGATATATTTTAACTAATAATTTATGTACTATAAAATGTTCACGAGCAGTTAATTTAACTAGATTGTCTTTATTATTAGTACCACCCATACACCTCGGAATAACATGATGCTTTTCATAATAACCTTGCAATGTTCTATTGCGAGCTCTATTAATTATAGCATCATGTATTCGTTGGTAATTCATAACTTGTTAGCCTTCTTCGTCTATAACTGTTTCATCTACTATTACGTCATCGATGCCACCATCAATACCAGCTTGGTATTTGAAAATGTATGCATCACAGATTCTGTGATATAGTCGATTTTTTATTTCTGTTTGATTAATTACTTTATCAAAAAAGTTTTTAGATTGAAACTTAATCTCACCGTATGTTTCACCAGTTTCGATATCAACATCATCCAATGTATAATGTGCTCCTGCTTGTTTAACTAAACTATATTTTTTCATAGTTTCAAGCCAACCACCATAGTTATCAATACCTGAATCATAATAGATATCGTAATTAATTTTTCGATGCGGAGGTCCCATACGATTCTTCACAACTTGAACTTCTGTCTTGCTACCAACTACTTGATCTACGCCATCAATTTTAGCTTTGATCATCCCGGTGTTTTTCAAACGAAGTCGTACCGAAGCATGAAATGGAATTGCCTTACCGCCAGATGTAGTCCAGGCATCTCCAAACGAAACACCTAATTTAGTCCGTAACTGATTGGTCATAATCAAACAAATACGTTCTCGTGCAATCCAATTGGTTACTTTACGCATTGCTTTGGATAAGATGATAGATTTGCTAGTTGCATATCCATCCTTATCATACTCAGCTGCCATTTCAATTTTAGTGGATGCGCCCATAATAGAATCCACAATAATTGTAACTAAACGATCTTTATCTGATTTACGTACTTGTTCTACAATTGTTTCAATGGTTTCAAATATTTCTTCAACTGTTTCTAATGGTACATAAAGCATTGATTTCAAATCAATTCCAATTGCTGACATAAATTCGGCACTGGATGCTGCTTCAGTATCAATATAAACTGCTAATCCACCTTTCTTCTGAGTTTCAGCCGCTACATGAGATACAAGCAATGATTTACCAGATGCTTCTAATCCGGTAACTTCAGTAATCCGACCTACTGGGAATCCTCCGTTCGGTCGGTTTGAAATTGCCAAATCGAGCATATCGCAACCAGATGAAATCCATTCTGTTACATTGCTTGGGGAATCTGCATCTCCTTCTAAAAAGAAAGCTGTCTTAAGAGCTTGTCCTTTAAATTGCTTGTTGATGCTATCCGCTAATGTACTTGCTAACGAATCTTCCAGTTCTAGTTTGCTTTTACTCTTTGCCATTTATAACTCCTTAATTGAAAAGATCATTGAATGCAGATGCAACATCATCTACTTTGTTAGCTGCCGGGGCTGTCGACTTTGGTGCTGCTGCTGGTGCTTGCTCTTCTGTTTCTTCTACATCTGAATCTGCATTTTCTGGATTCATCCATTCAGTTAATGCCGCTTCTAATTCTTCATAAGTTGGCTCAGGAAAGATATCAGTAATTTGTGGCTGATTCATAATCTTCTCGGCAACTGCTTTATCATCAGTAGCTGGTTGAGTGTTTGGTTTTACTCGAATAGATGTTTTAGGGAATGATCCGCCTTCTGCTGGTGTAAATTCTACATCAATATCACGACCGTTCATTAAATCTGTGATATCACCATAATCTGGATCTGAGATAATAGAAAGAAGTTCTGTGTAAATTGTTTTACCAAATCCCCAGAATTTAACTCCTTCAGACTCTTTGCCTCGAACAATAACAGGAACATATGTTCTCATTTTAGGCTCAATTTTACGGCCCATGATCCATTCATCCTTATCTCCAGTTTTCTTTAGTTTGTCTGAAAACTCTACGATTGGATCAGCATTGCCAAAAGATACCGGGGAAAGCATTGAACGCTTACCAATGTCATAATGGAAATACAATTCTAAGAATGGATTTTCTTTGCGATGTACATACGGTACAATGCGGATACGTGTCTTACCTGCTTCAGGTTTCCACAAATTTTGTTTTTTGTCATCAGCCTTATTCAACTGATTCAGTTTTGCTTTAATAGCATCTAAATTTAAAGCCATTAGTTAACTCCTTTTAATTGGTTAATAAAATATTAAAAATATAATTACATTATAAGTAATTAAAACGTTAAATCAAAGTAATTAGTTAAGTTTTTTATTTTGTTATGCCGGGCGATGAGATAAATCAATATTCAAGTATGTTTTAAAAATATGCTGAATAAATCTTGGATTAAGTCGACCTTCAAAATCCATGTAATAATTATTTGCTATTGAAAGTGCACTAACTTTATTTGTATCAGGAGCTCCATCATAATATTCTGATTTT